CCTTGTAGGGTTTGGCTTTGGGCTTCCATAAGGTTAGCAAATTTACCACCTTCACTACTCATATTCTTAAAGGCCTGTACGACTATATCTGCACTAATTGCCCCGTCGCTTATCATTTCTTGGATTTGCGCGTTTGTTTTTCCTAGCATTCTAGCAAGTTCAGCTAGGATAGGTACACCGGCTACGGTGAAGTCTCTAAGTTCTCTACCTGTTAGTTTTCCCTGGCTTATTACTTGTCCGTAATTCAGCGCTAAACGTTCCAACGGTATAGATAACCCCGCGGATACGTCCCCTAGGCTCTTTAGTGTTGGTAGTAGATCCTTAGTACTTACCCCCATAGCTAGTAACTGTTTCGCGTTTTGTCTTACTCCAGTTAGTTCGAACGGTGTAGACTGGGCGAAGTCTGCTAATTCTCTTAGTAGTCTGTCCGCTTCTTCCGCGGATCCTAGCATAGTCTTAAATGATATACGCGCTTGTTCTAAGTTCCCCGCTAGGGTGATAATACCAGTACTTAGACGTTGGAAACCCCTAACTATTACCGCGGATCCAATAACCGTAGCTAATTGTCCTATAGCACCTTTTAGGCCGTTTACTCATTTCTTACCCCCACGTTCTATAGACTTTTCTAGGTCGGCTTCGACTGTTTTACCGGCACTACGAAAGTTCGTTATAATGTTTTGGGTAACGTTTTTTAGCCTACGGGCTACTATATCTATTTCTAACTTACCTGGCATATCGACCTATTATAAGAATTAAAGCGCTTTACTATGTCCGAATGCTTCGCCTAGTGCTTTCCTGTCTACTGTCCTACTATTTCTATTGGCGTCGTATTTATCCTTCCCCGTGATAATCCCCATATCCGCTAGCAACTTCCGGAATATTCTTATAGGTAAATTCATTATATCTAGGTTAGTATGCTTCGAAGCAAAACTTACCCATATATGGAAGTCTTCTAGGTGTTGCTTAGATTTTTCTAACCTTTTATCCTTCCTTCCTGGCTTTGTAATACCTGTTACTATGTCCCTTATAGTTGGTTTCTTTTGTCCGAACATAATACGTAAAAATCTAGTCTGCATTACCTGGGATAACTTAGGCTTCGTCTTATTAAATTCCGTTAGTAAACATTCTACGGCGTAGTGTGGATCCACCGAATACACCATATAAAGACCTACGGTTAGTTCCCCGGCTCTAAATACTTTCCCACCATAGCGGAACTTATGGACTATTCTATAGTTATGGTTCATAGTAACGCGTTTTGTAAATAAATGGTTATATATTCTAGTTGTTTCCCTGTCATTTCGTCTATTATTACTTTCAGTTCGTTAAATTGATCCAGTACGTCTACTATAATTTCCTTCCATAAATCTACTACCAGTTCGTCCGGTGTATCCTGGTTTATAATACTAAGCCTGGCTACGTAGGCTTGTTTCTGTTGTTCTTCCAGGTTACCTATAAAGTATTCGCCCTTCCCTATCATTACTACGGCGTATTCCCCCGGTACGTTTAGATCGTATAACATATAGAAGTTTTCCAATAAGTAAAAATCTAACCCCATTAGTAGGGCTAGATCTTATTTTTACAATGTCATATTATTTAGATTATACTACGCTTTGTTCGTCTTCGATACGTACCATAACGTTATTATCGTCTGGAAAAGCGGTAATAGATACCGGTACTTTCATTACTTCGTCTACCGCGTCGTCACCAACAAAACCGAAATCGAAGTTACCACCCATATAACCCTTTGGCATAATGATACGGAACTCTTTACCGTTTTCGTCTGTATTGATAAACTTCACTTCGTAGAACGTTACTAGTTTTAGTATGTCGCTCCATACGATAGTTTTAGTCGTATTCGGTGTGTATGTATAGTTTAGGAAGTAATCCGTCGCCGTACTCATAGCCCCACCGTCGATAGCTGTTACGTACCATACACCGTTTACCTTGTTTATAGAATAGTCTGTATCCTCGGTAAGTGTAGATCCACCCCCACCAGTTGCGGTAGTGATAGTAAGACTAGTTCCTTTAGAACCGTCCCCGCTATTATTTGCTATAGCTTGCGGTATATCTAGATCCGCTAGGTTTACTATTTCGTCCGTGATTGCCGTAGCCGACCCCGCCGTATTACTTAGTACACCGTGTCCGTCCAACTTAGAAATATTATCTAGGTGAACTTCGTAAAGTTCCGCCGTAAATTCTACTCCTTCCGGTTTCTTCTTTGGTGGAAGTCTACCGTTATGGGCTTTTAATTCCGATACTAACCAGGTAATAGTACCTACCGCGTTTTCCAATAGTCCGAAGTCCACGCTATCGACTACCATTTTTACTGATCCGAACCTAATACTACTAGTTTTCTGTACTGTTGTTTGCATTGTTCAATAAATAAGAAGCTAAAATATAGCATATATGTAGTCCGTCGGCTTTTTTTTACAATGTCATTTACGCCCGTACTATTTCTTCTTGTATATAAAATCTATTGTAAGGGCTACGCCGTGGGCTTTTAACGTCCTATCGTAGATCCTACTTTTAGATCTTACTACACTATTATTATAATTTACGGTTATTTTGTCCTGGAACAATTCTACCACCAGGTTAGCAATAGTTACCGCTTCTAGGTAAGTGTTCGCCCGTGCCGTTATTTGGAAGGGACTTACTAGCTTCGTATTCGTGTTTATTGTCTCCACTATCGGAATAAACGTAATAAGTGGCATAGTATCCGGGAAGTTATTTTTATCCTGGTCGTTGCTTTGTAGATATATTCTAGGCCCCACTAGGTCGGTGATCCCGCTAGTAGCTTCTAAGTCTTCCTTTACAACTTGTTCTATAATCATTGTTATTTACGTAAGAATAATCTAAAAGCGCGGTCTATTTCAGTTAGTGCCTTCTTCCTGTTTAGGTAGAAACCCCTACGAATATAACTACGTGGCGCAATTCTAACCGTCCCGTATTCCTGGTAATAGGCGTATACTTCTACTGGCGTCCCCGTGATCCCCTGGGAACGTTCTATAGCGTCTTCGGCCTGTCTTCCGGTCCCTCTTACTCATACTACATATTGTCCCAGTCCTACGCGCTTATGTCCTATAGCCCTTTTTAGATCCCCGGATACTGGGGTAGTTATGTCTTTAGGTGGCCTTCTTATGTCCCTAGGTGTAATTTCTACTATCCCGTCCACGTAGACTAAAGCGCCGGCTTCTACTGCACCGTCTACCGCTTCTTCTATAGCCTTCACGTCTAGGGTAAATTCCATTCCTAAGTTATTAAAGTTAAAATAGCTTTCCTATGATCCGTTGCGCCCGTGTGTGGATCCAAAACGTCGTAGACGTGTATTACTCTATATTGATCGTTTCCGTCCGCTATGGTGTCTTCCGCCGTGATAGAATAGGCCCTATCGTACAGTAAAAGCATATCTATTTTACTGTAGGCTATACTTATGTTCATTTTCTCGATCGATCTAAGTTGCGTACTAGAAGGCTTGGCCAATATTGCCGAAATTGCTACCGTACTTCCTGGAACTATTGTAAGTTCTCCTAACGCGTTGGTCCCGTTAGTCGTTGGTATATGATCCAGGGACTTTAGGAAGTCCGAAAATTCCGCGTATACTGTCATTATCTAGTAAGGTGAATATTAAATACTTTATATTTTTGTACGATTGCTTCATAGTGAACACTAAAAGGGTCGTCGTTTCCATACTGGGTAGATAGTTCCCCAGGGGAAAAGTACGTAACGCTTAGTCCTTCTAGTTTCTTCGTCCTTATTTTCGTAAATGGATCCTTCCCGCTTACTATATCCGTCCTTACTTGCTGTAGGGTCTTTAGATAATGTAAAAAGAAGTCTTCTAGATCCACGGGTACCGTAGCGTATCCAGTTTCGTAAGTTATTTTTACGTTCCTGGTTCAGCGTGGTAATACTGTAGTAGCATATACCGCGTATCCGTCTACGGTGTCGTCGTCCAATACTACACTAGTTCGGCTATATCATTCGTTACTAGTCAAAAATATACTAGCTACGCTATTTGGGATACGTTCTAAGTGGATCCTTTTAGACCCCTGGCCGTCTATACGCCTAGTCTTCGTAGCTGTCCCTAGATTTTCTCCTAGTTCTAGGTCCAGTAGTTCAGTACCACGGTCTATAAGTTCTTGTAATTCCGTATCCTGGCTACCGTCTAATACTCATAGGAAAGTTTTTAGGGTGGCTAGACTTGTATACTTTAGCATTCCGGTAATTTCACTAAATAAAAAAGACTAACCAGGTTCTACCCCGCTAGTCTTTTTTTACAATGTCATATAATTAGTGGGTACTATTCTTCCCCTTCTTCTTCTTCGTCTTCCGCCGGGTCGAATTCGTCCCCCGCTTCGTAACCTAGTTCGTCCGACTTAGTTAGTATAGTTTTGTCCTTCCAGTTAGCCTGGGCGTTCACCCCGCTAGTCTTTAAGAATTCTACTCTAGCTTCACGGTCGGCGTCTTCTAGTTTTACTGGATCCGCTTTACCACCTTTACCGTCGTCGGCTTTAGGTGCTGTAGCTTTCGCCTTCTTCACTTTATAAAGACTAAACCCGCTAGATAAGTAACCTTGTAAGTTGTCTTCCGATACTTCCGCTACCTGTTGGTAACCGATACCGTTATAAAGTCTTTTCTTGTTGTTAATTACTTTAATTAGTTTCTTGTTTCCCATTGTCCCATAAGGTGAATAATAAAAGAGAATGCAGAAGCCCCAGGGTAGGGGCTATAGTAGGTAATACTATCTAACTAATGAATTTTTCAATGTTACGATAGCTTCCGGATTTTCTACGTTAAAGTCAATTCTTGCTTTCCAATGTCGAATATATCCTACGTTTGGTACTCTTTCAATTTCGAAAGTAATAGCCGGTCCACCGCTTTCCGTGTTAGTTTGGATACCCATAACTAAGTTACGTGGATCCATAAGGAAGGCGTCCGATCCGTCTACCGTTACCTTAGTAACTGTTACCCCGTCCGCTACGTCGTAAGGAACTGTAGCCCCCCATTCCGCGTTAAAGTCCGCTTCAAAAGTAAAGTCGTTTGTAGATACAGTCTTTACCTTAAAGATCATTTCCGCCGTAGTTCATAGTCCAATAGCTATATAGTCACCTACGATAATTCCCGTAGCACTTGTTACCGTAATAGTTGTATCCCCTGCACTAATTGCCCCGTCTACGTCTGTAGCTGTTGCCGTTGGTACTGGTTCAGCGTTACTAATAAGTGGTACTTCGTTTAGCGCTCTACCTAGTACTTGGTTCTTTAGTTGTGTTCTAACCGTTTGGTCTGCTGTAGTGTCGTATAGTTCTTGGTAATCTATGATCGTATCCGCTCCACTTAGGAACTCGGTAAATGGACGATATTTAGTAGCTAGTGATTTAAGCATTTTCGTAAACTTGTTACGTGCTATATATCTGTCGCTAAATAGTCCGCTATCGTCGGCGTCTACTACGTTACCTTCACTATTAGCGTAGTATTTAAGACCGTTAAACATATCTAACGCGCTTAGTGGATCTTCACTAGAACTATGTCTAGTACGTCCGTAAATACCTACTTCTTCTAGTTCGTTTCCTAGTTTTCTAGTAACGATACCGATAATATGATCCGTGATAGTTTGCCCTTCTATATTGTCCGTTAGTTCTTCGTCCGTCATTTCGAACGCTCCTTTAACGATCTTTGTAGATAGGTCCCTTTGTGTAGTAGCGAACTTATCATAAGTACTACTATCCTGTTTTACTCCAGTCTTACCAGGCTTCATAAACTTACCAGTACTAATAAGTCTAGGGATAGGCATATTAGGCTTTTTCATTTTCAAGACTCTAGCCTTACCTAGTAACTTACTTTCGTTTACGATAAAGTCTACGAACGCGCTAGCTTGTTCTTCGTTCAAGTGTACGAACTTAGAGTTAAGCGCCGAAGCGTCAAATACTTTTGATAGAATTTCCTGTTGTTTTTTCATTTTGCTAATAAGTATAAATTATAAAAAAAGATAATACTAATAAGGACTAACCTAAGATCCTTCCGAAAGTTCCTTCTTTTCCTTCTTCTGCTTCTTCGCTAGTCTTGTGGACTTGTTTAGAAGTGTGGGCTTTAGATACTTTTTGGATAGCTGTAGCGTTTGCGCTTACCGCTTCCGTTACTTTAGTAATTTCACCACCTAAGAAAGTCTTTAGATCCTTCATAAGTTCGCCTAGACTGTCCGCGCTAACGTACATATCCGCATACTTAGTAATAGCTTTTTCTACCAGGGCGTTTACCTTCTTTTCTATTTCTTCCGGTTCACCTTCCCCGTCGCCTTCGCCTTCTTCTCCACCTTCTTCGCCTTCTTCCGCTCCTTCTTCCGGTGTAGGTTTTTCTTCCCCTTCACCTTCTCCAGGTACTTCGTCTTCTTCTACCTTGTCTAGGTTTTCTAGTTGTTCGTCTAAGTCCTCTACGGTCTTAGTTAGAACTTTACTAGCTTCTTCGACTGCCTTAGCCGGGTCGGTTTCGTCGCTTAGCGCTTTAGCTATACTAAGAAAACCCCCTTTAGTTCCTTCCATAAACGTTTTTAATAGTTCCTTAAATTTCATTCGGAATGAATTAAATAATAAATAAATATAATGTATTACTAACTTGTAGACTTTTTTTTACAACGTCATTTTTTCCCCTAGTGGCCCTTATTCGTCCGATCGTCCTACACCTTCCATACTTACCCCCACTATTTCGCCGTCTAAGACCTTTTTATAAATGTCCTGGCTAAATTTAATTCCTACCATTCGCGAACCTATTTTAATAATATCGTCCCCTACTGGTAAGTCTGTAGGTAGTACGTAGCTTTCCACTACGTAGGCGTCTTCGTTATCTAGTTCCGATCCTGGTACGTGATCCACGTTTATAGTCTTCTTCGCTAGGTTCGTTATAAATTCGTGGGCCGTCTTTATAATTTCGTTAGGACTAATCGTATCACCGTTATAGTCTTCTACGTCCGGTTCCAACACTACGTAGGTTACCGTATTATGGACGTCGCTAGTCTTCGCTATCCTGGTCGGTGCCTTCATTACTTCCCCCGTATCTATGTTTAGTAGGGTTCAGTCTTCCAGTTTTTTAATTACGTATTGTAGGCTTTTTTTTTCTATAGGTGTTTTACCCTGTAGCTTTTCTATGGTCTTTAGTAACTTCACCTTCCGGGTCTGTTTCTTTTTAACCTTAAATATTGCGTACTGGTTACCCGCCTTTGGTACCGCCGGTATTTCGTCCTTCGATACTAGGGCCAACTTGTTTACTGTCACGTCGTAAATGTTTTTACTCATAGGAATAATGGTAAGTATTAAAATAGTGGTGCTACTACGTTCCCCGCGTCCTGGAACTGTTGTATAGAATTATAAGGAAGTAGCGTATAGGTATTTTCGCTAGGCTTAAATACTCTATAGGTCACTTTACAACGGCAATTAAAGCCGTGCGGTTCGTGTAGTGTCCCCGTGCTTTGGAACTCTTTACTAGATAGTATCCACCCTTCTAATTGCGCGTCGTAGTGTTCCGGTCTAACCTTCGCGTCGTTTTGCGTTTGGTTACGTTTATATCCTTCCTGGCCGAACCTTCCTACTAAGTCCTGGAACTGGGTATAACTACTATTACCGTGTGCTAGGGCTATTTCCTGGTGGGCTATAAGCGCGCTTCTTACCGTGTTGTATTGGTCGAATTTAGTATATATTTGTTCCGCTAGATACTTCTTACTTCGTCCGTCCTTCATAGCCTTAGTTACTAATTTGGCTACTTGTTCCTGGGTGGTTTGGGTTACCCCGCGGATCAATTCCCCGGCCCTATATTCCGCGTACTCTAGCGCTATGTCGTCTACTATGCTTATGGATCCTTCCAGGTCTATAGATAGGTCGCCTAGTTCCGCCAATATACTAGCTAATATTAGATCCTGTCCGGCTACGTATACTTTCTGTAGGATCCCTTCGACTGCTATAGTTATATCGTCTTCGACCTGTATAGGTATTTCCTTTTCCAGTAGTAGTAGTCCTTCTATGTTCTCTAGCGCGTCCTTTAGTTGGTACCCGAACAATTTTACCATAAGTAGTTCCAATTCGTCGTATAACGGAAGTAGGACGGGGTTACCTAAGTATCCTACACCGTCCTTAGCATTCTTTATAATGGTATATTTGTTACAAGCCTTACACATTCCTAGAATGGATCTTATGTAAAATTTCCTTCGTATATAATGTCTTTTCTAATGTCTTTTCTATTTCTTCTAGTGCCGGATCCTTCGTATTGTCTACGTTTAGTCCGTAACCTTCTTCGTGTTCTTCCTTCCCTAGTTCCGTCCTTACTTCGTTCGCTTCCAGTACCCCGGCTTTTATGTATCCCGTGTGTACCTTCATTTCTTCTAGTTGGTTCTTCGTATCCGGTGCCTTTAATTGGATCCCGTCTACTAGATCCCCGAAGTATTCACGAAGCGCCCTTTTTAGTATGCTTACATATCTAACCTGTAGCGGTAGTACGACGTCCCTACTAAGTTGTTCTAATGCTACTTCACTAGAAGAACGGTTACTACTAATTGCGTCTAGTAGATCGTATGGTACGTTCAGCGCTAGGGCTATATTTCTTATTAGTTTGTCCCTGTACTCTAAAAATGCTTTAGTGTCTTCGTCCTTCGTTAGGTCCAGTTTCACTAGTTCAGCCGGAATAATTGCCGTCTTGTAACTATTTTCTAGACCTCTTAGGCTATCGTTTATAATGTTCTTTATTGCTTCCTTTTGCTTATCCGTTAGCGTTTTACTTTTGTCGATCAATAGACTAGGACTTATTAGCCCCTTATCGAATAAGTTTACGTAGTAGTTGTCTATTTGTTCCAGTAACTGTATTTGTTTCGAAGCCTTAGCGAATTTACTTATACCATAATACCTATTCGATAGGCTTACGGTTTTCCGTTGTATTACTTCCGCCTGGGTAAATGGATACTCCTTACCACCTACGGACTGTACGTAGCTTAGAACTAATCCCCCTACGGTTCCTTCTTCCGTTTGTTCCGCTTCTTCCGCCGTTACTCTAGCTAGTTTTACATACATTTCGTGTATAAGAAAAGGCGCTATATATGGACGCCCCCCTAGATCTAGCATTATTTCAGCGAACGCGTTACCAGTCACCAGTAAAGATAAAAAGTAGTATTCGTTATCTATACCTAGATCCGTTAGTAGTCTTCGTAGTTCTTTTTCCTTTTCGTCCATATCGTCCGGATCCTTCCAGGCTACGAAACTACTAGCGCAAGCGGTCGCTACTTTTTCCAACGCTCCACCTACTATAAAGTTAGCTTCGAAGGCTTGGACTAGTAAAGAAAATCTAATAGGGTGCGGTTGCGTCCCCGTAGTTAGCTTTAGGTCGTCGTGGCTTTTTTGCTTACTTAGTGGGTGGTTATCGTTCGCCGTCTTGTTCATAGCGTCCCCGACTAGGACTATTCCAGTTCCTTCTAGATCCATTCGAATAGATAATACATTATAAAACTATGCTAGATTTATTCCTATGCTTGTTACTCTTACGTTACCAGTTGTTCCACCACCTTTACCCGAAGCTAGGAAGAACGCTTTAGGTGTTCCATTATAAGCCCCGTCCGGTGAAGTGAATATATACGAACCGTTCCAGTCACCCCCTATATTTCTAAAGTCGGCTACCTGTTGTACGTTGTTTATCCCGTGAAAACGAACCTCGTATAATGTATCTACCAGGAAGGTAGGCAATATATCCGCGCTGTCCCCCTGGTCTAGAAAATTAGGACTTCTACTATCTAACCTTAGCCGTCTTCTTCGTTCCCCGTTCCCGGATTGCGTAGTAGTGAAGGCACCGGCGTAATTACTGTAGTGTTGCGTTCCACCACCGATACTAGAAATAGCGTTTACCATATAGAATTGGAAGACTGCATAACTAGCTATAGTTAGTGGATCTATTCCGGAAGGTGTAATTTTTGCTATGTTGTTCGCGCTTCCAGTATTTACCAGGTAATATAGATCCGCTACGGCGTCGTAATCTAACGTTCGAAGTGATCCATATATAGCGGTAACTTCCGCGGGGAAGGTAGCATTATCGTAGTGGTCCTTTAGTTCAGCCTGTCCTAGTTCGAAGTCGTAACCACTACTAGCAATACTTCCGGCCCTATGGACGGAATTACTAAATACTTTCCCTGGTCCTGTTAGTAAACCCATTGGCGAAAAACTTAACTTACTAAAAACTTATTTAAGTCTACTTAACTTAGTAACATTCCCCGACTTGCGCAATTCCACCAACACTACGTAGTAAATGTCCTGGCGTGATCTTAAAGTATTCTACGTCCCCTTGTGGCATATAGATAAGATCCCCCGCACCTGTAGGCGCTTCGCCGAACTCTACCGTAATATTAGCGTCCTGGGCTACTACTCTTACTATTTCGCTATTTAGCGCTGTACTACTAGCGGTATCCGCTACGTCTTGTACGTTTTGCACTCATAGCGCCGGGATAGGGTTACCGTTTGCGTCTACTGCTAATTGGATTTTCATTATTAAATATGGAATGAAATAAATAATATAGCCTTCTTTTACGCCCCCGTGTTTTTTTTACAATGTCATTATTATTTAGAATACCCCATAGCTTCTAAAGTGAAACCTTCTAGATCATACTTACGAAGGATCTGTAGCGCGTCGTTCATATTTACTATAAGTCGTTGGATCTTAGTAACTTCGTCTTCCGTAAGTTCGTACAACTTCATAAGGGAAACAATATACCGCCCCCTATAGCTTGGAAGACTATTACCCTTTTCGATCCTGTTTATACTTCTAATGTCCCCCTTTATTATCCTGGCTACGTCTCATACTGTCCGGCCCTTTTGGATCCTACGAACCATAAATATATTTCCTAGTATACTATTATTCGGCTTATACCACTTCCTTAGATTGTCAATAAAGAAACTATCCTTATCTAGGTGGTAATGGTCGTATAGCTTTTCTAGCTTGTTCTTGTTTACCTTGTTGTATTTACTATTTACCAGGGAATACAAGAAACTATAACTAACGCCTACGCGGTTGGCTAAGTACTCTAAGCCGTTTTCTTTTTCTTCCGCTTTAATTAGTTGTAGGATCTTTTCCATAGGCGTAAAGGGTAAGTAATTAAATAACGTATATACTATCGTTTGTAACTGTCCCCGCTTGTAGGATCCCCCATACTAGGGCGTCCATTATATCGTCGTGGTCCACTTCCGGAAACTCGGTAATCTGTTGTATAAGTTCTTCGTCTCCTTCTTCCTTAAATATTACTAGTCCTTCTTCTATATCCGGGGACGCTTCTAGTAGACGTTCCCGCTTACTATTCGTCGCTATTACTCATACCACCGGGTACCCGTCGTTTACTAGTTCCTGGGTAAGTAACGTTTCTATATTGTCTTCTTTTACTATGTAGTCCGGTTCCTTCCAACGTTTGTATAGTCCCTTCGTAAATTGTTTTAGCTTAAAGGCCTTTAGCTTCACCTTTAGACTGGATAGTACCCACTTCTTTAGTATTTGGTTTCCGTCTTCGTCCTTCCCCCCGTCTGTTATACCCAGGTGGACGAACCCGCTATAATCGTTTTTCCTTTTCTCCTTTTGGGCCGGATCCAATACCATAAGACGGCGTAGGTATTTCTTAGGGAATTCTTTTATAGGCTTCTTTACGATCCGCTTTAATTCTACTAGCGCGTCTTCGCTACTTAGTGGAATATGTAGGTATTCCTGGTTAAATCTCGGGGTACCTAGTTTCTTCCTTCTTTTCTCCAGGGCTTCCAGGCTCCATAGTGCCGGCCGTACCGCTTTCCCTTTTTCTATTGCTTTGTATTCTATAGTAGTTCGTTCGTGTTCGTCCCTTAGTGACTTCACTAAACACCTTTTCCCTACCATAGTTCCTAGCACTACCATAGATCCGCGCCCAGGTAACATAGTCCCATATACCGAAGTAAGTATAAAGTCTTCGAATTCGTCTACTATTCTTTTCGTCTTTACGTCCTTATTTTCCTGGGGATCGTCTACTACTACCCTATGCTTTCTACGTCCACGTATACTAGATCCTTTAGATAATGTTTCTAGGCTCGACCCGTTCAATAGTTCTAGATAGGATTGTTTCCATACCTTTAGTTTCGCGCTACGAATTTCCCTACTGTCTTCGTCCCTAGGTGATAGGGTCCCGTAAACTTCTTTAATCATAGGGTTTAATTCTAGTTCGATCCTTATTTTACCAATACTTATAGCACCTAACCCCGCCGAACTAATGTAGAGTATGTCCGTTCTAGGGAAGTATATAAGTTCGTGTAAAATGTTTACTAATGTCCTGGTCGTCTTACCGTGTCCCCTGGGGAATAATACTACTAAGTCTTCGTTAGCTTCGTACCGCTTATCTATTTCCAGGTGGATAGGTGGCGTTTCGTATAATATTCCGTCGTGAATTTTCCAATGCTTTAGGAACCTATCCATAAAATATTGTTTATCGTCCTTCGCCTTTGTTCTTATGTATGTATGTAGACTAGCCCTATCCAATGTATCTAGCCCGACTTCTTCCGCCCTTTTCATAGCCTGGGGCGTAAATAGTACCAGGTCGTAGGATCCCGTCCTTAGTGTTGTCGTGTTCTTCTTGTTGGCTACTAGTGACATACACCGGGGTAGATTATAAAGTAAAGCGCTATTCTAAGCCTTTTTCCACGGGGAAGGCTAACCAATATAAGTAGGATTTATTATACCGTCTTCCTTTAGTTGCTTCATAAAAGGGCTGTCTTCCGTTAGTTTCGTACTGTCTTCTATAATTTGGTCCGCGTATCCTAGTTCCTTACGTAAGTGTTCAGCTATTTCTATACTAGTACGGTGACTTATAGGCTTCTTAGCGTCTTCCCCGGTTCCTTCTTCTACTACTGCTACCAGGTGGCCTATTAGTTTGATCCTTGCGCTTTCGGCTTTAGTCATTACTTGCCTTCGCTGTACGGCTTTTGTCTTCCTGGCGTGGGTTAGTGCTTCCTGGTATGTTAGGGCTTCCTGGTCTTCCTTCTCCTTTGTTCGTCCCTTCGTGTTGTTCTCTAGCGTTGTTTTGGCCGGTTTAACCCCATTACTTCCCTGGAAGTACCCTACAATAAAAGTACTTACGTTCTTATAGTCCGATCATAAGAAAACGGCTTTAATGTATTCCCATAAGTAGCTAGTACGCTTTCCCTTGGTTATAGCGTATACTTCCCCGAAACTGTCCTTATGTTTCGTTATGGTTACTTTCGCTACCGTAGGTACTGGCTTCTTGCCCTGTTTTTTCTTACTTCCTGGCATAGGTACGTAGATTATGTAGTAAAGCCTGGTTCCCTTCTTTACCTATGTATATAAGTCCCATTTCGTATAGGAAGCGTAAACGCGAAAAAGCCCCCGCTTTCCTGGCGTGGCTCCTAAATAGTTTATACCCGAATATACCTAGTACTTGTTCCTGGTAATATTCGCTTAGTCGTTTGGTTTTAATACCGTGCATATCCTAGGTCTAAGGAATAAATACACGGTATAGCATATTAGTAAGGTTAGTCTATTCCCTTTATTCCTATTTCGCCTTCCACTATATGTAGTTCGACGTTCATACTAGATATTAGGCCTAGTACGGTTCCCATTTCTTCCACCGTGTCCGCTAGTACGTATACACTAGCTACGATAAATGGTAGGTCGTTTTCGCTACAATACTGTAGGGTTGCTTCTAACTCTTTTAGTTCGTCCTTGGTCATACGATTATAACGTTATCGGTAAAAGGTGGCTTAGTTGTTTTTCGCTTGGGTCGTACTGTCTTCCTTCGTCCTCTAAAGACTATGGATATATAATAGCTTCATACGTATAGCTTTTTACTTCGGAAGTTCCCTAGTAGTAATTCCGCTTCATACTTTACCCACGCTTCGAACGGTCTAACCTTCTTAGTTATTCCTACGTATAGTCTAGTATTACTTATAAGGTTTGTCTTAGTCATTTTCTACGGGGTTCATAGCTACGGATATTTTCATAAAGTGGTATATTCTCATAGCTTCGGCTACTTCGTTCCTATCGTATGTCGTTTCCTGGCCGTTACGTTCTAATGTTATTCCCGTTAGGCTTGCCATACTTACGCCCGCTGTTACTTCATAGGGTAACTGGCTAGTCTCCTTTAGCATAAATTCCATAGCCTGTACTAGTTCTTCTTTTTCCATTCGGTTTTATAAACAAGGTAAAGCGTTTCTATTATCTACATATCGTCGTAAGGATTTTCGGTATATAAGTTTTCGTCCGGGTAATACTGGGATACTACGCTAGTTTTCCGTCCGTCCTCGGTACTTAGTTCTAGGTGTCCTTGTACTGTTGCTTCCGTTAGTACCTTACAAGTAGATTTACTTACACCCGTTCCGTTTCCTTCGTATTCGAAGACTATTACATACTTCCCCTGGTTCAGCTTATCGGTAGTAGATTTTTCCGGTAGTTCTATATCGTAGTTCTTTTTACACCGGTGTCTAAATATCTTATACCCGTCCATTTCGTCCGGATAGTTTAGTATTACTACCTTTTCGCCTGTATGTAGTTCTTCCGCTGTTATTGGATCCCCTAAACTTAGTACTATTCTAGGGTATACTTCTACTATACGTCTTAGTGGTTCACGTGAATAGCTATAGTATTCTATTATTTGTATTTGTCTTATGAATTCCCCGTTAGTTGGATCCGTTATAGTTACGTGTAAGTGTTGTTCGTTTTCTTCATAGCTAAACATACTTACCGTAGCCTTATTCTTTTCCGTCTCCATTCCGTCCAGGATCCCTATACCGTCGTCCTTGTCTTCGATCATTTTTAACGTTATAGGTAGGTCGCTATTTTGTTCCGCTCGATCGAAGGCTATAACTTGTTTATCCATATCCCTAGGATAGTCTAAGTTCTTACACGTTGCCCCTTCCGCTACGTCTACTTTTACGTCCTTCCAGTTATAGTCGAATTCTACTATAGTTCCTTGTGGAATATTTCCGCCTTCTTGTTCTACTCTAATTTCTAGTACTAGCTTCCAGTCTTCCCCTAAGTCTTCTAACATATTTCTAGATAGTTGGTACGTTAGGATCATATCGTTACCATTGCCTTTTTGTATTAGTCTATTCTTACTATAGGTATCCTGGTGTATGTCGTAGTCTTCCCCTAGGAATTTACTAGCTACCATATCTAAGAATATTCCCGCCTGGTTCCCGTGGCCTGTATAGTCCGTAGGTACGATCCTACTTAGTGAAGGCTTACCGTTTTCAGCGCTATAGTATACGTCTTCCACGTCTTCCATATCTTTACTAGTTATTTCCGTCTTTTCTTTTTCCTTTTCCTTGTAGTCTTCTATGGACTTGTCTAGGTCTTCCTTAGCGTTCATAAGTCAATCTATAGCCTTACTTGTTTCCGCTACTCTTTTCGCTTCTTCTTCCTTCGTATAGTCTTCCCAGGAATGTATACACGCTTCTACCATTATTCTACTATGGTTCATAGCCCCGCGGTTAAATACTACGGCCTGGTTCAGTTCCGATAGTTTCTTTAGGTCCTTTCCCGCTTCCGGTGATATAGACCCTAAGTATTCCGCTACTTCTTCCAGGGACTTTATATATCCGTCCTGGGCTAGGTAACTTAGTTCTAATATAGTTTTTATAGGTACGTTCATTTAATGAAATATGAATAAATAAATAAGTATACACCGTGTAAATATTAGTCACATATTTAACCGTACTAGGATCCGTAGGAATATTTCTAATTGGCGGTTTTCCCTTCGCGCTTCCTGGCTAAACATTTATTCCGGTACTTTCTGTAGTAAAATTTCCACCGCGTCCCATTCCTGGTATACCATTCCACCGGTTAGGTATTCCTTCACTTTCCCGGATCATACGCCTATAGGATTTACCCTAACTATTGGCGCTTTAATTATAATTTTTTCTACTAGTCCTGGTATTTCTTCGTAATCTAGATCCACTACTAAAGGATCCCCCACTAGGCCGGCCTGGATTATATTATATTTCAGCCCCGTAATTCTACCTAGTGCGCCGTTTACTAACTTCTTCTTGGATCCACTTAGTAATAAGTACCCCAGGGATAAGAATAACATAGCGAATATATTACCGATCCCCTGTAGTGCTTTCCGTAGTATTTTTCCTACCTTACTTTTACTCATTCCGGAAGTGGGTTACCTTGTAAAACGTCTTCTAATTCGCGTAGTGTTCGTCCTGGGTTCTTCTTGCATACCCTGGCGAACTCTAATACGTTTTCTAATTCCTTCTTCTTTATATTTAGAATATGTTGGCGTTGCTTGTAGTGTTGGAAGTACGCCGTAGGTTTATTAGTGTATGGGTCCCTATCCGCGTTATTATATTGTACTTGTTCTATACCGTGTTGTTTATCTAGGTCCTGTATTTTCCCTAGTAGGTGCTGTATAAGTAAATCCATATCGTATGGGTAAACATATAAAAGGTTACATATTGCGCGAATAAGTCTACGTAGTACCATAACCACCGCTAACGGGATCATAAATAAGACAATTATACTTAGGACGCTTCGTACCATAGAATTACTTACCGGTATTTATAAAACTTCTTCCTACTAATTGTTCCCGTTCCTTTTCGGTATCTAATCAATTTTCTAATATAGGTGATCGTTTAATTTTTGCATACGTAAAAAGAACGTCCTGTAGGAATTTTTCCGGGACGATCTCGGTAATATAATTTATTCTATGTAGGTGCTTATATAATTTAGTGTTGTTTCTCTTTACTACCGCGTGGTCTTTTCCGTGTTGGCTTGCTAGTAGTTGGTGGTAATGTATGAACCCGTTAGTAGACCGTATTACTTCCGCTAACGCGCTTAGTACCTTACCGGTATTACCGGTAGTTAAATGTTCCGTAACTTTTCCTATATTTTGTACTATTTCGTTATCACATTGTACTAACGCTTTTTTAGGCGCTATACCCTTGTTAGTTGTCTTATATCGGTTCGCTATACTGGTAGTTATAGCTTCCACGTTTCAGCTAGTTTTCTGTTTGTTTTCTCACATAGGAAGAAGGGGAATAAATATATAAAATGTATACTTCTTTTACTTTACATTTCAAGTCATAACTTGGCCGGCTTCCTGTACCTGGATCATTCCTTTTAATTGGTCGATACGGTGATTATTTACGAATGCTAGTATAGCCCCCGCTAATACGAAGACTACTAAGAATAAGAATATAATACCGGTTACTTCGTTGGCTGTTGCTCTTTTCATAAAGTTAGTTTTATTAAAGAATTAAAGTAATTTCGTTTGTCTTACGTCTAGGTTCATTTTGTAACTATTTAGTAGACCCTTCGCTACTATAATACGTAGATCGTCTATAAGACTATCCGGTACCCATATTTCTATATATGTTTCCATATCCCCCTTACCGCTTTTATAACTCATTTTTTGTAATTCCGCCCGGTGGTTTATGTCCTGGTTGTCCAGTTGGTAGGTATCCCTTTTCTTTTCCGTGTCGCTTATAGCTTCGTCGCGCTCCTTCACTAATTCCCCTACGATCCTAGATACTTCTTTTTCCAGGTCGGCCGTATCATTTAGTAACCCGTTTTCCTTCCTGGCTCCTATCTGTATATCGTAGTCCTTAGTTACTTTATCTATTTCGTTAGCGTAATCTTTTTCTATACGCTCTATTTCGTTGTCGAACTTATCCGCGTTTATTTTCCGGGTTATATCATACTTCCCGTGGACCTCGGGTAATTTATTTCTTACCTGGATCTTTAGGATCCGGTCACCTTCCACGTCCAATAGTAACCCCTTAAATCTAAACCTATGGAATAATTTAGGTAGGTCTTCCTTCTTCGTTACTACTACGTTTTTTTTCTTGTCTTTTCACATAACTAAGTAATTTACTATAAATAAAACGATTATTCTTTTTTACTTTCCTTCGCTTCTTCGAATATTTTTACAAAAAGCGCAACTAGGCCCACTTCTTTAGTGGAACCACTATTTACAAATTTTTCTAAGCTAAACGTTCCGGCTTTCAAGTTCATAGCGAACATTTCTAAAAACATACCTAACATTTTCTTAGCAATTTCCGGGCTTAGATTTTCTACTAATTCGTTAATTTTTTCTAATTGTTTCATAATAGTAATAGAATAATAAAAGATTTAATATACTACCGTTTCTACTCGAATTCTTACCCCTGGTATTTCGTTACTTCCTTGTCCTACCGCCTGGCGTATAAGGCTTTCGTCCGGAACTAGGTATACCCTAGGGATAAGGTTAGGGTCTACTATTTCGAATTTCTTTACGTCCCTGGATCCTTTTACCTTCGTGGTTTTCGTTTCCTTCTTTAGCGCTTTTTCTTCTTCCTGGATCTTTTTTAGTTCTTCGTTTTCCGGTTCTCCTTTTAGTTCCGCTAGGTCCTTGTCGGCTTTTATTCTCCTTTTTTCCTTTTCCGCTTCGGCTTCCCCTTGTTCCTTCGCAATCTTAGCTAGGCGTTCCTTCTCCTTAGCGTCCTTTTCTTCGGCTTCCTTCTTCGCTTTCGCCTGGGCTTCTTCCTTCTTCTTACGTAGCGCGTCTTCCTTCTCCTTTTGGATCCTACGTAGTTCCCTAGCGTATTCAGCTAGTCTAGTTTTTACTAGTACCTTGGCGTCCTGGGTAGGTTTTATAATTTCCTTCCCCTTCGCTATTATTGCCTTGTGCATATCGTAGAACGGTTTACTAGCGGTTTCCCTTAGTGTAGTAATAGTCTTTTCTACGTCGCTTACTTGTTCTAGGAATAGTTCCGCGTCTTCCTTTTCTTCCTGGTTAGATACTACTAGCGTTTTCGCGGTGTCTAGTAGTTCCATTCCCGTAGCTAAATACGGTTCGAATTCTTTTAGCTGTTTGTTTTCGTCCATAGGTACGATTATTTAGAATTATTAAAATGGGTTTTTAGTTGCGCTACTATTTCTTCTACTGCTTCTTCTTTATTTTCTCTATTCGAAGCCTTGCGTATTGTCTCTATGTCTCCTATAGCTATTTTCATTCCGGACGTCTCCATACCTTCCATAATTCAATATACTATAGCTTTCAGCGTTTCGCCTATATTTCCGTCCTGGACCCCACGACTAACCATAGCGTCTATTAGTGCTTCGAATATAGAACGAATAGTACAACTGTCGCATAATTTCCCGCCGTCTACGTCCCTACTCTTAGCTTCTATAGAAACGTCTAGCGCTCCAGTATCTTTATTATACCTTCCCTGGATCTCTAGGTTATAATCTCCTTTTCTTTGACACATATTTTATATTTCTTACTAATGTAAAGCGAAGTCCCTTAGTCTTTTTTTCTTACTGGCCTGTCTATTTGCGTATACGTCGAAGTCTTCCCCGAACGCTTCCCTATACCTTTCCTGGTTTATTTTCCTTCTTTTACATACTTCCGGATCCCTAGGTAGATATAAATTATTCTTATTAAATCCGGCACGAAGACGCTTTACATTGTCTTTAGTCGGTAGTTCACCGCTTAGGTATTGTTCCACGGGTACCGACTGCCTTATACCGAAGAATATACGCCGGATCGTAACGGTTAGTAGCCTATCGTTTTCCCTAGTCACGGGGAACGTCTCTAAGATATACGCTACCTGGTCGGTTAGGTTCTTTAGTTGTGGGTGCCTATCCATTCTATTACTTTTTTATGAAATAAAAGTTAGCCCTATTATCTGTCCTATCATTATACCCATAAAATGTAGTCTCTAATTTATCCTTCGCTACGGCGTCCTGTCGAACATCATAACAATAGATAACCTGGTTTTCGTAATCCATAAAGTAAGGGCTTTCGATAAATTCTTTATGTAAATGTTTTTGTAATTGACATAGCCCTATAGAAGTTCCACCGTCACCCAGTAGGTCTAGTTTTCGCTGTCCGTTTTCCTGGTCTAAAGTGGTAACGTAATCCATTCCCCCTACCTGGTAGGCTATAGACATAGCTATATTTTTATCCCGGTCCTTTACGCTTTTATGTTCCAGTAAGACCGTGTCTTTTTGGTATTCGTTTTTAGGGTATCTAATAAAGGCCTTAAATTTATATGGGTAAGTTTCCACTAATTCGGGAACCATTATACCCGTTTCTTTTCAGCCCTGGAATAGTTCCACTTCTTCGGTTTTCGGATCCTGGACTAACCTAGTAGTAATCTTAGTTTCTAGTTCCTTACGTTGCTTTAATAAGTCTAGGTCTTCGTATAGTTCCGCTAGCTTTTCGTCGGTTTTCGTTAGTTCTTTTTCTATATCCGCTTTGTACTTCATACTTTGGATAATGTTATTTTCTACTACTGTTATTTGCTTGTTATATTTACGGTTTGTTTCACATAATAAACAATCCCCGTTAGTCCCGCGAAGGATATATAGTATTACTCATAGTGCAAGTAACACGGATCCAATAACTAAGTAACGTAAGTAGCTTTTCTTTTTCCTTCCCCTTGTAGGGCGGTCTTCTTGTGGTAAGTGTTCTAGTGCGTTGTTCATAATAAGTAAGTAAGAATAAATACTAGGTATATGTTTTAATATTCCCCAGTTGTAAAAGAAGTCTGTACGCTTTCCGGGAAGTGTCTATAGTATGAACTTTTCATAAGATCCCCGCGGTCTAGATCTTTTCAGCTTATCACGTTTACTAGTGGTCGGTCCCCTACTTCGTAGCAACGTATTAGAGTTTCTAAACATAGCTTTATTTCGTCCTGTATGATACGGTGCATTTTGCTAGAATGTTCCCGGTGTCAATGGTACGGGTACGGGTCCTTCTTTTGTACGAAGTCTAGTACCACGTCGCTAAGTACTCCATATTTTGCAAGTACTAAGGCACTATAGAACGCCATACTAAAATCATATCCCCACTTACTAACTTCCATTTCGAAGTTATAAAAGTTTATATCCGCGTCGGTTGCTTTCGCTACGTCCAGGCTTGTAGTTTTCCGGTCACGTATTAGCCCTATTATTTTATGTTTGCTAGCTAGCTTTATTCGCTTCGCCTTCCCCTGTCTTTTTATAAATTTATTTACCCACTTCACCGTATACCTTCTTTTTTCCTGGTCTATAAATATGAACCTATCTAATTTTCCACGTATAGGGATCCCGGCGTATTCCGCTTCTATTACTACCTGGGTATTATATTTCCCGAATAGATCCGCTAAGTTGTTTCCTTCCATATCCGGGCGTACTACTTCTTCATACATTCCCAGGATCATAGTACCTTCACCGGGTGTAAGTCTTATACGATAGTTCCCGTCCGGTAAGTAATATTCTTTTCTAAGTTCCGGTAGCTTCATAGCTTTAAGTCTTCTTTTTTCTTCGTATACGTCTTCCTTGCTATATTCTCCTTCTAGTTCATACCTTTTAAGTAACATTTCTTTAAGCCCCGCGGTTACTAGTCCGTCGTCTATGTAGTATTTCTTTAGGAAGTATTCCTTACCGTAACTTACTAGATCGTCGAACGCGTTACCTATTACGAAGTGTCTACCAGTTGTTCTAGGTACCGGCATTTCCTTTTCGTATTTTAGGTAATATTCTTTAGGGTTCCCGCGAAAACATTTTAATTTACTGGCGGTGATCCGTCCACGATTATATATTACGTAGTTGTCTAGTGGTATTGGCATTTTTCGGGTTTTCTACAAAAGTAAAATTATACTAGTTCCAATACTTCTAGTCTTATTTTTTTCACCTTATCCGGTGATCTGTCGAAACTTACTATAGCTTGTTCCAGGAATATTTCTTTTACGGTTCCTTCCTTTAGTAATTTGTGAACTACTCTAGATCCTTCTTTTATTCCGCCTACTTCTTCTTCCTTTATTTCTTCTACTATTTCCGCTATTTCCGGCGTTTCTTCCGTTATAATTTCCGCTTCCACTACTTCCGGTTCACCCTTCGCCTGGTCGCTTAGTTGTACTTCTTCCCCTTTTACGGTGAAGCCTTCGACTACTGTAGTAATACTTGGCGCCGGTGTTGTTGGATCCTTTACGGTTGCCGTTGGGGTTATGTCTATTACTTCCTGTTGTTCTTCCGCTATTGCAAAACCTCTCATAACTTCCGGGAAGCTAAATTTTACGATAAAACTTATAGCCCTATAACGTAACATTTGCTTAGGTACCGTATGTCGTGGTCCTTGTTTTGCTAACCGTCCCGCGCTTTTTGCTTCTTCTATAGTGAAACTTTCCGTAGCCGTTTCCTTCGTTTCTTTATGGGTTACGGTTACCGTACATTTCGTAGCTGTACTTTCGTCCCATTTTATAGCGTATCCGAAGTCCCTAAGACGTGCAAGTACGGCCGGTCCATATAAGGAAGTTTTCCCCCTTATAATTGCTATGTCTTCGGTAGCTTCCGTTACGGAAAGTCCCATATCTTTACCCGCTTGTAGTACTCTTATGTACTGTCCCGCGTTGTCTATAGAAGACGGTAAAGCGTTGTCCTTTTTTAGCACTTCTACGAAGGCTTGGATTTGTTCTAACCCGGATAGGTCGAACCTAGAACCTGGTGTAGCTAGTTGGTTTTCGTTCATTGGTATAGCATAAATATAAAGGGTGATACGTAAGGTTTATAGATTTGTTATTTACTAAGTCAAGCCTAACTTGTACTTTTCTTGTCACTAACTTTTTTTAGGTTAGGACTTCTTCTAATATTTTTATAGATAACCGTAAACCCTACCTTCTCTAATAGCTTGGCGGTCGATTGGTCTATAGACTTTCCTAGTAGTACGTTATTTACTGTAGTATGAACCAGGCCTAAACTTTCGCAAGCTGTACGGAAACCGTCTATACCTTCCTTGGCTTTATAGGCGTCTAGTTCTTCTCTAATAATATCCCCGTCGATAATTACGCCCCTTTTCCTTTGTTTCATTTCAAAATAGTATGATATAAATAAATACTTGTATACTTCTTTTACGTATAATTTCAAGCGGTAAAGTCCAGGGTATTTATTCTTTTCAGCTTTATAAATACTTCCGCCTGGTTTACTCCTTTGTCATAAGTTAAACGATCGTCACTTACTGGGCCTATATAATTATCGTTATCGTCTTCTATTATTCCGTTCAATACTAGCGCGTCTTCTAAAAATTTACGGATAAGTGCTAGGTAATTTCCCCTATCCCTTTTGGTCAATGTTCAAAAAATTAGTTTATACTTCATACAATCTATTATTATAGTTCCGTCGCCCTGGATCCCTTCCACGTACTTAGCTAACATTTTTACCCCCTCTAGGGTGTGGTATTGTTTCTTTATTTTCGCGTAGGTTTGGTAGTGTCGATTTACGCGGTTGTTTTGGCTTAGTCGATATTTCTTACCTTCGTCCGTCTTCGCTGTTATCACATATACCGGAAGTATTAGCGTTCCGCTTATTATGGTGTCTGTTATATCCTTTACTAAAAAGTTGCTTTTGTTCGCTTGTCAATGATCCATTACTTAGGTTAATTTTATAAAGCGCTATACGTTTGTGTTCGTCCTGTCTGTCGCGTCCGTGTATTAGTTGCGCGTGGCAATGCTTACATAGTAGTATAAGTCCCCTAGGATCGTTTAGGCGGTTGTCTGTATTACGTTTACCACCCCTTCCGTCTATATGGTGGACTTCCTGGTACTTCGGGATCGAAGCGTACAACGTGAATAGTTGCGCGAACCTCGGGAACTGTTTAGGGTGGAAGTATTGGTATTCGCACCGTTCACATTTACACCCGTGGAACCGGTCGGGATCGTAGCCCCTGGACTTTAGCGCCCTTACTATATAATTAGCCGGCATTTTTTACGTCTTGTTCAGCTATATAAGTATCCGGAAAATTACGGAAGTATCCTTTTTTATAATCTTTTCTACCTATATCATTTACTACGGATCTAGTATATACGGATCTACGGAAGTGCTGTATTTTTACCATTATTTTTTTTATGATCCCGAAGGGTACCTTATCGTATTTTTTTAGCGTCCGTAGTTTTTCTTCCGCTAGTCTTAGTTCGTTGGTCGCTTGTTCAGCGTCTATATATTTATCCATTACTAGAAATAATTTACTAAATATTACTATAGGTTAGCTTTTTCTTTTTCCTTTTCTTCTTCCCGTTCGCTTTCCATTACTTGGTAGTGGGTAATAATTGTTTCGTCGCTAGTTTCCCCTAGGCCTACACTTGTTTTATAGTGTAGTAGGCGTCCCTTCTTGTGATCCGTCCATAGCGTAGAATTACCTATATAGTATCCGAACCCTAGGGCTGTCTTTAATACTTCTTCCAGGCTTATAGAATTGTCCGTACGAACGGTAATAGTTTTTCTAAGTAGTGTTTTATTATCCATAGTCTTAAAATAAATTACTAAAATCCTGTCCCGCTCGTAGGTTGCCGGTCCTGGCATTTTGACATAACCCGGAAAAAAGTACCTGGCGTTTCCACTTCGTCTACTACTTCCGTTATATGTAATACTTCCTTCCTTTTTTCTTTATCCCGGATCGGAATAGCAATAACTAATAATCTTATTTTCTTTAGCACGTATTCCGCTAGGTCATGGTCTCGGTCCTCGGATACTTTTACGTACTGGTTTACTATCTTATATTCTTCCCCGTATAGGTCGAACTTCTTACCCAGTTCCTGGCGTCTTTTATCTATTATAGTTTTCTTTAGTTCGTCCTGTTGGTTTATTTTAGCTTCCGTTAGTGGCTGTATAATTATTTCCCTAAATTGCTTATGTAAGTTACTATACGGCAATCTAAAGAAGTCGAAAATTTCTTTACCTAAAGTAGGTTCTTGTTCGTACAGTTCCGCGAAGGCTTCCCTACCCAGTTCTATAGATTGGCTAGCGAAGTCGTTTAGTTCCGCTACCCTTTTTTCGTCTTCCATAGGGTGTTTTCTTTTACTTGGGTTTAGCTTTTCCATAATGTTCGGGTTTTCCGGTGGATAAAAAAAACTACTAGGCTAGTAGTTCAGCTATATTTTTTTCCCTAATTTCGAATACGTCGCTACTCCATTTTCCTAACCATACAAATAGGTAAGTATTTTCCGGGGTATACGTCGCTAGTATTTTCTTCTTGTCTTCCAGTTCGTTTACGTACGTCGAATGTCCCGAAGGGTTCGTTACGATAATAGGGTTAGTCTTGTGTTGGAAGGCTTCCTTACCGGCTCCTTCTACGTGTAGTTTTCTAAGTGGTTTTAACATTGATATAGCATAAATAATAAAGGTGTATAAGTTTTATATAACTTTTGCTTATGATTGCAAGTCATTATAATAACTAATTCTATTCGTCACGAACTCTATAGGCTTAGGCTTTACTTTAGCGTGTTTTATAATGTCGTTTTCTATTAGTCGGTTTCTTGTATCTTTGTTTTGCATATATACCAATTTTTCTACGTCCGTTTCCGGCTCTACGTAGTCCTGGATATTGTAACAATGTAGCGCGACGTCTTCGCTAGGAATTAGTACGACCTTGTTTTTATTTACGTCGTTCACGAAGTTTTTTAGATCCTTCTTTTTTATTGCGTAAGTTCTAATCGACCCGTCGAATGTTTTATAAATAATCATTACCAGGGGTACGTAGTTTTGTATAGCATAATTCATAATCGTAAGGGTTAGTAACTAAATTGGTTTTGTTCTTGTACGTCCGATCCGGCGGTATTTGCTAGTTCAGCTAAATTATTAAAGATACTTTTAGGGTTAGATATTTTCCTAATTACGTACTTGTTCGCTTTCGCTAATCATAGGATCCCGGTTAGTACTTCCTGTCGTGTATACTCGGAACTTTTTACGCCGGTGTGTTGGTTCAGCTTCGTAATAATCTTTTCGCAATAGGTAGAATTATCCAGTACGTCACCGTCTACCAGGCCGTTATTAAATTGTTCTATGATCCTGTAGCATTCTTCCCCTTCCTTGGTCCGTTTTGCTGTTGGGGTTTTTTTACGGATCCGGCTTAGGGTGGTTAAATAATAATCCTTGTATTTCTTATTTTTTTGGTAGTAGCATAATTCGCTAATAACGCTTTCCAATATATCCACGTCGTAACCTTCCACCAGTTTTAAGAATGCTTCCAGGGTAAACCGTACGACTGGTCAAAATTTAATTTTCCCCGCGCGGGTAATCTTTGTTTCCATTCCTTCTACCTGTATAGGAATATCTGCTACGGTAATTTTTTTAATTTCCAATTCAGCAACTTGTAGGTTATTAGTTTTTAGATCATTAGTTTTAGTATCATTCTTATTATTATTATATACGGGGTCGTCCTGGGTCCCGCGCGGGGTCGTTTCGGGTCCCGTTACGGGGTCGTCTGCTACCCCGTCGGGGTCGTTTGCTACCCCACTATCTACTAAATTATCTACGGGGTCGTTTTGGGTCCCGTGGTTACCTTCCCCGTCAATTACTAAGGCGAAGTCTTCATTTTCGCCGTTTCGTTCTTCTACTAGTTTTTGTTGTTCTTCCATTGACAATATAATAATTTTCTTTACCGCCTTATGGTTCAAGTAATAATAACTTCTTCGCATTGCGCCTTTTACTTTCTTCTTCTTCTTAGTCATTAGTCCCAGTTCCACTAGTTTACTAGCTAGTCTATACTGGGTCTTTTTTGGTAGGCCTATTTCTTGTTCTAGTATTTTTGGGGAAACAAAAAAACCACCTTTAGGATCCAACATATTACGGCCTAAGAAGTAGGAATATCTAGCGTACATTTCGCTAAGGTATCCGGCTACGTCTAGTCCTAGTTTCCTAGCTAGTGGTTTACTTACTTGTATATAACTTCCCCCTTGTAGTTGTTCATATAGTACGTTCATAATTTCGGGTAAAAAATAAAGCCCCCTAGACCCGAACGAACTAGAAGACTTTATTAGTTGGTGTGTGTGTAATGTTCCACCTTATCCACCCCTAGGGGCTATCGGATACCCTATACACCATAGGGACTGCACTACACACATTTCATTTAATAGATCGTTCGGGTTTTGATCTACCCTTTTACTAATCTTTTCTTTTCGAATTGCAAGCGAAAAGCGAAAACAAAAAGAAAACCCCTGGGTATACCGGGGGTTTATCCTGTATTCTAAGCGGTTTTACGGTTCTTTTACGCTACGGCTTCCTGGACGGTAGAGTAGGGGGCTATGGAATATTGGCTATCGTTTATCTTTACTAATCTCTTACCTAGTTCGTTACTGTCCTCTACACCGGCTACCATATCTACAATTTTATCTAGGTCTTTAGTCGCCAATACTCTAGCGTTGTTCGTTCCACGTTCCAGGATCTTTACACGCTCCAGGTTATCCCCGATCTTTTTTAGCCTGTCGTTAGTGATACCGAAACGTTCTTTACTTTTTGCTGTCGGTAGTCCTCATTCTTCTAACATAAATAATATTAGATCCCGAATACTTACACCGTCTATACTTCCTAATTCTTCGTTCACGGGTACGTATTTTTCTTCCGGTATTTCGTCTTCCTTCCATTGGATACTTGGAACGTATCACATAACTAAAGCTATAATATTTTCCAGGTTTACCACTAAGTACATTCCGATCATTATTTTTACACCTAGTCGGTTCGATCCCGCTATAATTTGTACGGCTCCTTCCTGGTCCACTCGGTAAACCATAGCAAGGGATAAAAAGAATAGTTTATACAAGTCTAGTAATTTTTGGATACCGCTAGTATGAAATACCCATTTATATATAGCGTCATTTATTCCGTGTAAAAAATTATACTGCATAATTATAGTGGTTAGCGAAGTAAATATATTCTTTTTCTTCCTGGGTTTCTATTGTTCTAGCTTCTTCTTGTTTTCCTAGTAATTGGTAGGTTAGTCTAATCTGTTTTTCGTTCAGCGTATGGACTTTATCCATTAGCTTAGATCGTACCTTTAATTTCCTTGTAGCGTCGCCTACGTTATTTTCCTGTAGATAGTCCACCCGAACAAGGTTAGCCCTGTCCCTTGCTTTTTGTTGTTTACGTTCTAGGGCGTTTAGGGCGTTATACGTGTCCGTAATAACTCCGGTGTAGTAAGTTTTTGTGTTTTTCATTTTGTTTGTGATAAGATTATAAAAGTAATCATAATGTAACTATAACCCTAAAACTTTATTTGTCAAATAATCTTGTACTTTTCTTGTATTAAAAAAATCCGCTAACTAGTAGCGGACTTCCCCTTACGGTTATGCTATACCGTATTCCTGGTATAGTTATCTTTTCCTTATTTACAAGTTTAGTATTTTTAGACCCACCCATTAGGGTATTCTTCTTCCAGGTCTACCGCGGTATTTAATAAACACCTCATAACCGCGACCTTATTTATAAATCTTAAATGGTGTTCAGCTACTATAATACCTTTTTCGTCCCCGTTTTCCTGGGCGTTCTTTAGACCTAAGTTATGGTTCCTACGCGTTTCCAGTAAAGGTAAGTCTTCTACATTATTATAGAAGTCTGTTAGGTCGCTAGTTGGTTCTAGTTTCATAGGTACGATAATAACGAATAAATATTACTTTGTTTTAATTGCTGTAACCACGTCGTAAATAATTTTAGCCGTACCAGTTACACTAGTTACGAATAGTATAATATTTTGTTGGCTTACTTCCGGTACGTATAAAGTGAACGCCGTATAGGCAATCCCTAGAATGATAGCTAAAGCTAACGCTACGTACTTTTGGTCTACGTTATATCTTTTTCCGATAGCGGTAATAAGAATAACGGCTAGTCCTAGTCCTACGGTTTCTAATCACATAATAACATAATCAATATATAAAAGGGTAGTATCTACAAGAATTATTTACGTTGATCCTTTACAATTATAGATCTAATAACTAGTAGTATTCCTTCTTTTCTAGTAGCTAGTTCGTCCTGGTTATCCCCATTAGTTACCCCTACCTTTATTAGTGCTTCTATTAGTTGGTGGTCCCTTGCGAAAGTCCTGGTAGCTAGTGGAACAATATAGCGCGCTAACATTATCATAGCTTCGTAACGTACTACGTTATCGTTTTCCCTTTTACCGTTCCGGATCCCGTCTATTTCTGTTTTCTCTATATATTCTTGGTAGGTTAGTTCCGTTCCGTACATATCACGACCTAACATTACGGCAAGCTGTCCCCTGGTTATATTTTCGTCCAGGTTTTCGCCGTTGGTAATTCCTTTTTCTATTGCTAGTTCGATCTGTTTATTATTTTCTTCTTCCTTTTTTCTTACCACTCGGTCCGGATCCAGGATAATAGAAATAGTACTATATAAGTATCCTAGTTCGACCTGGTAATACATAACCCGGAACGTAGGAAAGTTCTTACTACTATTCTTACACCTAAAAGCCCCTTTATTTCCTTCGCCGTCTTCGTAGTTATCGTCGTAACCACTAATAGCGTACGCGTGGCCGTTACCGTTTTCGGTATATTGGAATACCTTTTTAGGGTGGTTCCTGGTCTTCGTTCGACTTGCTTTATTTGTTCAATTATAAATAGGGTTCTTTTCGAATAGGCTTAGTTTCATTTGGTAAACTCCATAGACGCTAGCGTACCCTCTAATATATCACTTACCTAAGTAATAGTTCAGCGCACCGCGTAAACTTCGTCCGAAACTTGGCTTAAACCCGTGAATTTCCGCGCCCAGGACTTCACTAACTGGATCTAGGGTAACTCTACCTTCCTGGTCGTGCTTTACGTGTGTTTCTCCATAAATGGTACACCCGTTACGTGTTTCGTATTGGTCGTGTTGGTCAAAAATAGGCGTAACGTCTAGATCGACTTTACTAGGTAATTCTACTACGTCGTCGGCGTCTCCTACGTAAGGCCGGACTAGCTCTATTGGCATTTCGTCCGTACAAGCGTTAGGTAATAAGTCTTTATCTACCATTATATAATAGGTTAGAATTATAAAACTAATTTTGCTGGTTCTCTAGGAACCTACTAAAGTCTGTTTCGTTTCCCTGGTATCCTTCCTTTATGTCTTCCCGGTCCCGTTCGTTCTTAGAACATATTGTATATAGCGCTACCCCGTCTTCGTAAGTGAACCTAGGCCCCGCGTCTTCGAACTCTAGGTACTGGGTTAGTATTACGATAAAGATAATAGATAGGAATGCAAATACGACCCCTAGTAGCTTATGTATACTACTTATCTTTTTTCGGTCTTCCGGTTGTGGGGTCATCTAATTTAATACCTAAGATAATAAAAGCCCTATCTACTAGTAACTTTAGTCGGCGAAGGATCCCCAGGGTAATAAGATTTACGCCGTCGAATTCCGGCGCCCTTTTCCCCGTATTCAGTTCGTATAAGTTCCCTATAACGCTTATCGTTTCAGCTACCGCGAACATTCCAATAAATAAACTAATCGTAATAGAACTTTCTATATCCACGATACGAAGCATTAGCGCAAGCGTAAGGATCGTAAGAAATACCCCTAGCTTTTTCAGTAATCATATTATAGCGTTATTACTAGATATTGTTTTTATCCTGTACGACTTCATAAGACCGGTAAGGAAGTCTATAAATACTAGACCCGCGAAAACTGTTATAGCTGTTTGGTCTATTTGTAGGTATACCAATATTACTAATATATTGGCTATTACTACTTCCATAAAAAACCTTTTCATACGAAACATTTTACTAAGAATTAAATAAAACTAAGACATTCTCCTTAGTATAACTTCGCAATCCGCGTTAATTGTATTTACCGTGTAAGTTCCGTCCGCGTCCTGTACCTTCGTCCCTATTTCTATGTAGTCACCTATTGTAAGGTCTAGTTCCGTACTTATTGGCGCCCTTACTTGGGCGTTGTAGGGCGAACCTCTACTATAGTACCCCCTTTTACCTCTAGTTACTACCGTGGATCCATTGATCCTATAGAATAGATCTACGGCGAACCTAGCACTACCACCAACGGTACCGGCTACCACCGCATTTAACGAATACCTACCAGTAGCGGGGACTTCTAACCTTTGGCTATTAGTTACCGTACTATGGATAAATCCGGTATCCTTTTTAATTTCACTTTCCCAGGTAATATATTGTATAGTATTATTAGCCCCACCTATATTTTGTGTTCCTGTTTTAGCGCAATGTAGAACCCCGCTAGTTGCTGTTATATGGGCGTCTATATATGCTTTAACGGCTTTTTCTGTTGGTACCGCGCTATCACTATCACCGGCTAGGGTAGTGTCTATAGAAAATTCATTTACCCCGGTTCAGCTAGTTAGTACTACTTCGCCCGAAGTATTTATAGTTAGGTGGTTAGTCCCGCGTCTAGATAAATATAGCGCGTCGTACGTATCCAGTAATAAACTATTAGTAACCCTTTTAAGTGTCACCGCGTCCGATCCTATACCGAAACGTATTTTATGAGTACTTCCGTCATTCGTTCCTACTTCCAGGATCCTACTAGCACCTATTAGGGATAGTTTCCCGTTCGTGTCTAGTTGCATTACGGCACCACCGACGCCCTGGGTATAAAACATTATAGATTTACTGGCGCCCCTGGTTCATAACCATAAGTCCCCTTGTTCCGCCCTAACTACACCGTCCCCCGAAGCTGTCCCCGCAAAGTAGGCATTACTAGCGGTAGCTAAAGCTGTTTTTATATCATTAGTCCCGTCCGTAACTATTATACGCGGGTTAGATAAACTACTTACTATAAGTTCACCCGCTGTAAACGTTTTTATACCGCCTATACTTTCGTCCCCTGTAGTTCATACCTTCCCGGCTAGTCCGGCGTCCGTATATGTCTTTACACTACTTATACTAGGCGCGTTCACCGTACTAGGACTTCCGCCCCCTAAAGTATCGTCGTTTACTACCGTAATAGCTGTAGTAGTATTTACCACGAAGTAGGCCCCGACCGTTAAAGAGGTTCCACCGGATCCGCTTAGCGTCTTAAATATTAGTTTATCACCCTTATTAAATGTTAGCCCTTCTACTTCCTGGGTTCCGCTATTCGCTCCAGTAAGTGTAATAGTTTTCCCAGTAGATAAACCGTTTTTATATACTTCTACTTCCATAGTTACGGCCCCGTGGGTTCATAAGGTTAGTTCCACTAATTTAGCCCCGTCTACCGGAATAACTACACCACCCGCCGTAGAAGGTTCGGTACCGTTACCGTAAGAATATTGGAAACCGGAATTTTGCGCACCGTTAGCGTTTCCGTTTTCTTCCGCCCGTATGAAAAAAGTAGCGTAACCTTCACCGTCTAAACCATTAGACCCTTTTTGTAACATAGTTACGTTTATTATGTTTTCAGCTATAGAACTAGAAATACTACCAATCACGGGGACGGTAGCATTTATTACGTAGGTTTTGATTTGGGTTACAATATCTACCATTAGGTTTTAGTAACGTCTTGTAAAATGTCGAAGTAACCACTAGCTATACTATTCCTAGTACCGTCCACGTATTTAATCTGTAGGTCGTATCTATGTAGTCCTACTACGGCTAGATCCGTTCCCGCTATATCTATTACCGTTTCACCACCTACCGCGTCGGTATGGGAAGTAACTATTTTAGCTATTAGCGCGTTACTATCGTCGACGTCGTTTAGATTATTTACACGCTTTACCGTGAAGTATACAGTAGCGCCCGTAATATCTATAGCCGTACCGTTCGCGTCCTTGAAGAACACGGGTATAGTTTGATCGTCCCCCCTAATCATTTCCATTTTTGCGCTCATTTATTCTATACGTGAAAAATAAAAGTATTATTCTTTACCTGTTTCTTCCATAGGTAAAGGATCCTTTACCGGTTCTTCTCCTTCTTCTTTTACTGGGGCTTTTTTAGCTTTTCTAGCCTTCATTACTTTAGCTTCTTTTTCTTCCCTAATCGTATCCGTTTCGGTTATATGATCTACTAGGGTTTTTTCTCCTAAGACCTTTAACGAAAAAGTAATTTTCTTTAATTCCACTAAACTTATTTCGTTGTATTCTATTTTTAACTTAGCTATTTTTTCTTCCGGACTACCAGTATCACCCCCTAGAATTTTTATAGCTTCTAGTTCGTTCATTAGTCCCATTACTCTAGTAACTATTTTTTCTTTTCTTCTAGCTACTTCCTGGTCACCGCTTTCGTCCAGGTAAGAAAAGTCTAACTTTTTACCCTTTAGTACCGCCGTCATACTAGCCCTAGGTACTTTTCCTTTTTCTTCTTCCACCAGGTAAGTAATAGCCCCTTCGATATACGAAGGAACGGTAGAAGTCATTTTTACTATTTCCTGTTTTATAACTACGTACATTAGAAATATAGGTTATGCAATTAAAAGAAGCATATAATCGACGGTCGTAAGTGAATAAGAACCGGCCGTATGGGTCCAGGATAAAGTGATATTAGTATCGTCGGCACTAGCTACCTGTCGTCTACCCCTATCACTACTACTATTAGGCCCGAAACCGAATATACCAGGAAGACTATAATTATCACTATCCGCGTTATATACTTTTTGTGTTCGACTAGATCCGTCTACGTCACCGGCGAAACCACCATAAGTATTACCACCACTATAATTACCTTCCGTTTCCCCTATTGCTACCCTAGGAATAGCACCTAACCCGTGGGCTAGTACCATATCCGATTGGGCTATATCGTTATAAGTTACCGTTCCCGAAAGTACCACGGCCTTTATTCTAGTTTGCGAAGCCTTCGGGATCCTTGTAGTATCCGTTCCGGCGTCGTATTCCGCGTCTGTTGTTTGTTCTCCTATACCTTTAGTCGTTTCGTCTAGATCCGGAATAGGGATAACTGTATTATCTAAGTGGTATTTAGTTAGTAGTTCCCCGTCCGCTACCGCTTGCAATGCTACACCCGAACCAGTCTTAGTAGGAAGGTTAGTAAATGTAGTATCCCCTTCTACTTCTATGTCGTCCTTAAATGTCTTTACGCCGTTTATGTCCTGGTCGCCTGTTATATTCATAAAACGCCTAGCGCTTATATATTCCCTTTCGTCGGTAATTGTTCCACTAGTAATACTTGCTAGCTTTACAAAATTCCCCGACCCTGGATAACTTGCCCCAGTTTCTATAGTTGCTACCCCGTCCCTATCCGCCGGGACCGTAGTATAATCGTCTACGAAGGATTGCGCTAATTCTAGTCGAACCTTCTTAGTTCCCGTAGTGTCTATTACTGTATCCGCGGTAACTTCCACTTCTACGTAAAAACTTTCCCCACCGGCTCTAGTAGTTTCCACGAACGCGTAACCTTTAGCGACTTGGTTAGTCGTTACTTCTAGTCCTTCCCCCACTCCTTGGGTAGTAATTGCTTTTAACAATCTACTAAGGTGATAATCGGAATTTTGCGTACCCTTTATTAGCGCTACTAATACACTCATTTCGTAAATTTTATAAGTAAATATATTCTTATCGACTTCCTTATACGTCCACTATGTTTTTTTACAATGTCATATTATTTAGACTAGTTCTAACCTGGTGATCCTGGCGTTATATGCTTTTATGTTTTCCAGTAGGGTAGGCGTATATACGGTTCAGCTACTAACTTTCCCCGTAACGTCCTTTAGATCCATACCTTTTACCTTCTTTTCCAGGACGTATACGGATCCTGTATATAGTCCTATATCCGTACCGTTATCTATTTCCGCCTGTAGCTTGTCCCCGACCTGGCTAAAAAAGAAGTCTTCTACTATGGGTTGTATTTCCACTTGTTTTACGCTTCACTTCCTAGCGTCTAGAATGCTAGCAATACTTCCGGCTACTCCACCGTCTACCACTATATTTTCTTCGATCCTTCCGAAGGTTGTAATACTTCCTACGTCCGTCGAAAACGTGGTAGATTTTTCCGTTACCGCGTTCGCTATAGTATCCGCGTCGTATGTTACCTGGAAGTCCTTTACGTTCCTGTCTGCCGGTTCGTCGTGTCTTCGTTTCAGTAAATAGTAATCGGATCCACTAGTACGATCTACCCCTATTTCTTCCCCTACTATTAGTTCCCTATCCACTATACTAAACTGGAAACCTCTTTTAGCTAAGTTCTTTAGGGCGTTTAGTACGGTAGTATTCTTCGGTACGTCGAAGTCTATAACCGTTGTAGAACAATTCGCGGAAACTGTTATACCCGTGTCTTCCCTGGCGTTCATATCGTCTATAAGATTTTCAGCTATAGCCTTTACCGTTTGACTATTAAAATCCTTTGTATTGTCTACTAGTTTTCTTCCTAGGAAGTGTTCCCGGGTCCTTACTATTATGGTCGTTTCGTTTATTTTCCCTTCTCCTACCTTTATGTAACCGTCTATATATTGGTCTATTACCCCGTCTATTTCCCTGGTGATCCTACACCTATTAAATTCCATAAGGTTCGCATACGTTACCGCGGGGTTATCATTAGCTAGGCTAAATTCAGCTTCCCCGTAATCACTAAGTCTATTAGTACAAGAAAACCCATAGGCATTAAATACCTGGGTTAGATCGTTTCCGTCCTTGTCTTGTAGATATATCACTAGCATATTATAGGTAGTTATTTCTAAAGGTTGTCTTTACGGTAAAGTCATTTATTAGACTACTGGCCGTTAGTATTACGAAACTGGCCGTAGAAGTTACGTATAGCCGACTAGATCCGGCTTGCCTTAGACTTAGTATATCTACCCCGTTTTTTGTCGCTACGTTGTTTTCGCTGTCGAATACTAGTACGTCACCGGCTAGACCGGATACGTCGAATTTTAGATACTTATTATTATCCAGGTTTATAAGGAATAACGGCGCGGTATAGTCTACGTTGGCCGTTAGTTCGAAGTTTATAGGACTTTGTACGTTCCCGCTTACCGATACCGTGGTTAGGTTTTGGTATTCACTAAAAGTAAAGTCGAATTCCAGGGGAAAAGTAAACCCCCCACCCCGTGAACTTCCTAGGATCTTTTCTAGTTCAGCGTAGGACTTTAGTACTGGCGTCGCCGTACTTTCTAATACTATACGTCGTCTGTAGTAGGCACCCGTAAAGTTTTCGTCGTGTTCTAGTACTGTCAATGGATCCACTACTAATACGTCTATTTCCCGTTCATTATCGAAAAGGTCTTTAATTCTAAGGGTTTTCCCCTGTAGGTTGGAAGTGTCACCTTGTAGGCTAAATATTTCTTCTAAGTATCTTACCGCCGTTTCTAGGGAAGTATTACCTAGTCCGTCTATAACTCCTTCTATAGTTACTATTCTATTCCCGGCATATAGCGGGCTAGTTAGTCTTCCGTGGTTCCCCTGTAGCGTTCTACTTTCCTGGGTCGTACGAAACCTACGCCGGTCTATTTGCGTATAATATATTCAGCTACTACCGTCACGTAGTACGTCCTGGTTATCTAAGTGAAGTTCTTTTACGTCCATAGTAATAATTTCTAAGATCTAAAGCGGTTACGTTCTAGTCGTAATTCGAAGTCGAACCCGTCCGTAAAGTTTATAGGCCCTTCGTTAGTAAAGTTTCTACTATTATCTACGCTACTTGTTCCAGGTAAAGCCCCGGCTTCTCTTAGTGCTTCCTGGACTTTTTGCGCGTTTACAATGGATCCACTTTGCCCAGGTACGAATAGTTCCGTAGTTGCATTCGGTGAACCGTCCGGGTTTTCCCCTACTAGGTAAGACTGTCCCGCTGTTACCGGTCACCCGTCCACCCTTCCACTTGCTCTACTTTGGTTGTTTTGTATGTTTTGTTCAGCTATAGCGCTACGGATCGTTTCTACAAGTGTTCTATATTTCGCCGTTAGTCTGTCTACGTTTCCACTTACTGTATTGTAAAAGTTGTTTTCTAGTTGGGTAGTGTAGCTATATAGATCGTCTGCTAATCCTTTTTTCTTGTCGTTCAGTTGTATAAGTTCTATACGTTCCAGGGCTAGACGTTCCAATAGTCTAAACATATCGGTATCTAGGGCTAATATTTTTTCGTTCTCTAGTAGGTCGTTTAGTTGTTTTACGCTAGTTAGTTCGTGGTTTTGGAATACTTCTAATATCCTTTTCTTTTGTTCTAGCTTCTTTAGTTCCGCGTCCCTGGCTTGTTCAGCTTTCAATAGTTCAGCCTGGGCGTTTCTTGCTACTTCCTTTTGGGTATTTTCGAAGTCACCTAGTGCGCGTTCTTCGTCACTAAGTCCCGCCCTGTCGCGTTCTTCGTCTACTAGTTGTTGGTTCAATGTATTTAGGTTTTCCTGGATCCTTAGTAACTTAGCTTTTTCTTCGGTTATTTCTTGTTCTATTTCTAGTTGCTTTTCGGCATTCTCTAAGATTTTTTCCCTTTTCTTTTCTTCGTCTTCTTCGTCTATACGTTCGTGTTGTAGTTCCGATAATTTTTCTTCCAGGTCTAGTATGTCTTCCTTTGTTTTTGTTTCACCTTCGGCCTGGCTTCTTGCGAAGTTGCTAGCATTGTTTCCGAACAACTTACTACGACGGTCTATAATATCGTCTACCGTGGTTTTATACTTTTCGTTCACGTCTTCTATAGCGTCCCCTACGTCGCGTAGATCGTCTTTTATTGCCTTGTAGAATTTATGGTTAGCGTCCTTTAGGTCTTCGCTAGTCTCTAAATAGTCTTCGTTTGCTTTCTCCATATCTTTAGTTTGGTCTTCCAGGTCGTCTATTGCGTCTTCCAATTCTTCTACCCCGTCCTTAGCCTTTTTCGCTCCACCACCTACACCGCCTAGGTCGGCGCTAAAGTCTTCTACTGGTTTTTCCGTAGCTAATATTTCTTCCCTAAGATTTTCTATATTCTTGTCGAAGTTTATTAAATTATCGTCGGCTTCCGCTATTTCCTTTTTAGTATATTCTATGTCGCTAGTTAGTGTACGTACGTCGAAGTCCGACATAGTAGCAATAAATCCCGACTGTCCGTAGTCTTGTTGGCTATCGATCTTTTGGCGCTCCTTAGCCCCTTCTAGTTCGGTTATTTGCGCCTGTAGTAACTGGCTTTTATATTCCTTTATAGCTTTAATATTCTTTATTATTTCCGTGCGTTCTTCCTGGAATTCCGCGCTATGGGTTTCGTATGCTGTCCTAGCTAGTTCGTCCATTTCACCCCTATAGTCCGCTACGTCTTCGCTACCACCTTCTACCACCAGGTTAGCGCTTTCCTGTTGGGCTGTTAGGTTTGCTAATTGTTTTTCGTATTGCGCGCTAGTGATCGTTCAGCGTCTATATTGTTTTCTTAGCTTCTCTATTTCCTTACCTAGTTTCTTCGTTTCCTTTTTCGCCTTCTTTACTACTGGGTTAGATTTATCTAGGGATTTATTTAGCGCATATACTCACGCCGTAAGTGCGGTTACTCATAGTATAACCCGTCCTATCGGTCACGCGAAGGCCCCTAAAGTTAGTCCTAAAGTGGCTATAGATACCTTCATAACGGCCAATACCGGAAGTACGGCACCCAGGACCCCTATTAGTGCAACTAACGCCGTTACTACGATCCCTATACCTTTAGCTAGTTTAGGGTTTTCATTTACCCAGGCCCTAGCACTATCTACCATAGGTATAATAGCTTTCGTAATTGCCGTAAGTGCCGGGATAAAGATAGTACCTATAACTTCCCCTAATTGATCCGTAGCGTCACGAAGGTTAGACCGTGAACCTTGTAGGGTTTGGCTTTGGGCTTCCATAAGGTTAGCAAATTTACCACCTTCACTACTCATATTCTTAAAGGCCTGTACGACTATATCTGCACTAATTGCCCCGTCGCTTATCATTTCTTGGATTT